AGTTTTAGCTGGACCTATTACTATTCCTGCAACTATAACAGTAACAGGGACTTTAGTAATAGTATAATGTCAAAAATAGAAGTAGATGCAATAGATAAACAAAGTGGTTCAACCTTAACTTTAGGTGGATCAGGCACAGCAGTTACACTTGCGTGCGGCGCTACTCAAACAGGTTTCGGTAGAACAGGAACTGTAGATTGGCAGACATCAATTAAAACAGCAGCTAGTTTTACTGCTGTTAATGGTGAAGGTTATTTTGTAGACACTTCAAGTAATGCTGTAACAGCAAACTTACCCGCAGGTTCAGCAGGTGCGATTGTATCTTTCAAAGACTATGCACAAAATTTTGATACAAACGCTTTAACTATTGCTGCAAATGGTTCAGAAAAAATAGAAGGTTTAACTACTGATTTAATTTTAAGTACAGAAGGTATTGCTGTTACATTAGTATATGGAGATGCAACAAAAGGTTGGCAAGCAGTCAATAGTAATGAAATTGTAAATTCTGTAAAATTTATTGCAGCAACAGGGGGAACAGTCACAACTGTTTGTACAAATTTTAAAGTTCATACATTTACAGGTCCTGGAACTTTTTGTGTTTCTTGTGGTGGTAATGCTGCAGGATCAAATACAGTAGATTATTTAGTAGTAGCTGGTGGTGGAGCAGGTGCGACTATTGCTTCTAATAATACAGGAAAAGGAGGAGGAGGTGGGGCAGGAGGCTATAGAGAATCATCAGGAGCAGCTTCTGGTTGTTACACAGTATCTCCTTTAGGATCTGGTGTTTCAGCTTTACCAGTTTCAGCTACAGCTTTTCCAATTACAGTAGGTGCTGGAGGTGCAATTGCACCTACTAGTTCTCAAACAGAAGGAAATTCAGGGGTAAATTCAACTTTTTCAACTATAACATCTGCTGGTGGTGGCGGTGGTGGAGCATCTAATCCAGGATCAGCAGGTGTTGCTGGTGGGTCTGGTGGTGGTGGAGCATATTGTAGTAGTGTTGCTGGTGGCGCAGGTAATACACCTCCTACTAGTCCAGCTCAAGGAACAAGTGGTGGAAATGGTAGACCTTGCGTACCATATTCAGCAGGTGGAGGAGGTGGTGCTACCGTTGCTGGTACTGATGCTACTGATCCCGCTTCAGGTCCCGGTGGCGCAGGAGCCACTTCAAGTATCAATGGTACACCTACAGCGAGAGCTGGTGGCGGTGGAGGAAGTGGAAAATCTTTTGCTCCAACTCCATCTACTACAGGAACTGGTGGAACAGGTGGTGGTGGCGCAGGTGGAACTAGAACTGGTCCTACCGCATCAACTGCTGGAACAGCAGGAACAGCCAATACTGGCGGCGGTGGTGGTGGAGGTAATCCTGGTAGTGGTAATCCTGCAGGATCCGTAGCAGGCGCAGGCGGAAGTGGTATAGTAATAATAAGGTACAAATTTCAATAATTATGACAAGTAAAATTAAAGTAGATAATATAAATAAAGTTTCAGATGATTCAAACATCATCAAAAAATGTGGAACAACTACTACAATCGGATCAGGCGCAAGTAATCCTATTGTTGTAGATGGCTCTGCAGTTACTATAGGTCGTTGTGGTGGTACTGTTGCTTTAGCATCAGGTGCAACACAGACAGGTTTTGGTAGAGAAGGTTCAGTAAACTGGCAAACTACAATTAAGACAGGTGATTTTACAGCCGTATCAGGTGAAGGTTATTTTGTAGATACAACTTCAGGAGAAATTGACGTAACACTACCATCATCACCTTCAGCAGGTGATATTGTAGCTGTTTCAGATTATGCAAAAACTTTTGATACAAATAATTGCATTATGTTAAGAAATAGTTCTAACATAGAAGGAGCTGCATCAAATTTAACTTTAGATGCTGAAGGTTTAGCAATGACTTTTGTTTATGCTGATGCTACTAAAGGATGGAAAGTTGTAGGTGCTGGTAGAGAGGCAGATAAATCATCAAAAGAATTTATAGAAGCCACAGGAGGAAATTCTTGTGCAACAGTAGGAGATTATAAAGTACACATATTTACAAGTCCAGGAACTTTTTGTGTTTCAAAAGTAGGAAATGTTGGAGGATCAAATTCAGTAACAGCTACCGTTATTGGAGGAGCTGCTGGGGGTGGAAATAGACACGGTGGTGGAGGTGGAGCTGGTGGAGTTGCCATTGGTCAAGGTATTCCAATTTCAGTTCAAGGATATCCAATTTCAGTTGGTGGAGGTGGTGGAGGATCTAGTAGTCCGGGTTCAAGATCTAGTGCTGGCACAAATAGTACAGGTATTTCATTTACAGGTGTAGGTGGTGGTCCCGCAGGATCACAAGGACCCAATACTCCAGGTTTACCAGGAGGTTCTGGTGGAGGTTCAGCAGTTGGTGGAGTTGGAGGATGTAGTGGTCCGGCACCAGCAGGGTCTGCTACACAACCAGGACAATCACAACCTCCAGTCGTAGCATTTAATGGTGGTAGTAATGGTGGACAAGGTGGAACTAATCCAGGCCCAGATGATGGTGGTGGCGGAGGCGGTGGAGCTGGTGGAGCAGGTATTCCAAGTAGTCCCTCCAACCCTAATTTTTCAAATGGTGGAGCAGGAAAAGATATTACACCTTTTATTAACGCAGCACCGGCTTATCCTTTAACTATATATGCTGGTGGTGGCGGAGGTGGTGCAAATAATAACCCAGCAGGTGGACAAGGAGGTGATAACCCTTCAGCACCTTTAAGAGGTGGAGCTGGGCCAGGTGGAAATTCAGGAGTTGGTGGAAATGCAGGATCAGCTAATACCGGTGGTGGTGGAGGCGCATCTGGTAGTGCTCCAACATCAGGTGGTAATGGAGGATCTGGTATAGTAATAATAGAGTACAAATTTCAATAGGTAAATTATGAGTGAAGTAAAAGTAAATAAAATTAGCCCACGATCCGGAACAACGGTAACCCTAGGAGATAGTGGCGATACGTTCACAATTCCTAGTGGTGCAACAATCAATAACCAAGGAACGGCGACAAACTTTGGTGCAACAGGTGCAGCTTCTTGGACAACAACAGTTAAAACAAATTCAGATTCAGGTTTTACAGCAACAGCTGGTGAAGGATATTTTTTAAACACAACTGCTGGTACAATATCAGTTAATCTTCCAGCAGGATCTGCTGGAGCAGTAGTTGCATTTAAAGATTACGCAGGAACTTGGGATACAAATGCAGTTACATTAGTTCAAAATGGTTCAGACAAAATTGGTGGTTCAACAGTTAATGCAACTTTAAATACAGAAGGTTCTGCAGTAACATTGGTTTTTATAGATTCAACACAAGGTTGGTTAGTAACAGATGATGGTTTACAATCATCAGCATCAACAGCAGCATATATTGCAGCAACAGGTGGAACAATAACAGAAGATGGTAATTTTAAAGTCCACACATTTACGGGTCCAGGAACTTTTACAGTTTGTTCTGTAGGTAATCCTGAAGGATCAACTACGGCAGATTATTTAATTGTAGCAGGTGGTGGATCAGGTGCTCCAGATGATGGAGGAGGTGGAGGAGCAGGAGGTATGAGATTTTCTGCAACTACTTATTGTTCACCTTCACCTTTAAAAGCACCAGCAGCTTTTACGGTTTCAGCTACAGGCTATCCTGTGGTTGTAGGTGGAGGAGGTGCAGGAGTGCCTCAACCAGGTTTTCCTAACGGTAATACTGGAAATAATAGTTCTGTATTTAGTTTAACTTCTACGGGAGGAGGATTTGGTGCAAGTAACAGACCACCTACTCGTTGTGGAGGTGCAGGAGGATCAGGAGGAGGTTCTACCGGACCATCTAGTGGTGGGCCTGGTAATAATCCTCCAGTTAGTCCTCCTCAAGGAAGCAACGGCGGATTCGGACCACAAGGTTCTGGGGGTGGTGGAATAGGTGGTGCTGGAACAAATGGATGTAGTCCAACTAATAATGCAGGTGGACCAGGTCTTGCAATAAATATAACAGGATCTCCTGTAACTTATGCTACAGGTGGAACAGGTGATTGTTCATCAGCTAATACACCTAACCAACCCGCTAACTCTGGAAATGGAGCTGCAGGTACTAACTCTGGTGCATCTTGTGCAACAACTGGAAATGGTGGTTCTGGAATAGTTGTAATAAGATATAGATTCCAGGCTTGATGAATAATTAAAATTAATATATAAGGAGAAACATTATGGCACATTTTGCAAAACTAGGAGCTAACGGAAAAGTTATTCAAGTATTAACTTTAGATAATAAAGATATGCTGAATGCTGATGGTGTTGAAGATGAATCAGTAGGTCAACAATATTTAGAAACACATAATAATTGGCCTGCACAAATGTGGATTCAAACTTCATACAATACACAAGGTGGACAACATAGAAATGGTGGTACACCTTTAAGAGGTAATTACGCAGGTATAGGGTATACTTGGGACGAAGATGATCAAATTTTTTGGCCTAAAAAACCATATGCATCTTGGGTAAAACATATGGAATCAGCTTCTTGGAAATCACCAATCGGTGATGCTCCAGCATTAACAGCTGAACAGACTTCACAAAATGAAGCTGGCACACATTCTTGGAGTTATGATTGGAATGAATCAGGCCAGTCTTGGGACTTGACAGATAGATTAGCATAGATTAAAAATGGTGGTGGTATGCAGAAGAAAGTATTAACAGAGCAAGCTCTATATTATGGTGATGTGGCAATGCCTAAAGATTGGGACATTGACCGAGATAAATTATCAGGTGATATTTTACAATCAGTAATTCAAAACAAAGATTTTCCATTCTCACGAACTTGGGATATGTTAAATACTTATATGAGAGATCATATAAATTTAGACTATGGATTTACTTTAGTTAATAAAGAAACGTGGGGTAACATCTATAAACCTAGCGAGACTACAATTCCATTATTAAATATTGATCCAGTAGATCTACGTAACTCACCAGATTATACATTGTTATATGGTGTAAAAGTCAAAGACTGTATGGTCAGAATACATTATGAAGATAACAGACGTAAAGGTAGATCTTGGGATATACCACTTAAAAACAATATGTTTATTATGTTTCCATCAACAAATATGTATTACTTAACCAATAATCAAAAGGATAGTTTAAATTTCGTACAGACTATAACGTATGAATATATCTAATTACTATTGGTATTTTACTGGAGTATTGACACCTAAATTTTGTGATGATGTAATTGCTTATGCTAATCAACAAGAAGAAGTTATGGCTAGAACTGGTGGCTATGGTGATAGAAAATTAAAAAAAGAAGAAATAAAAGATTTAAAAAGAAAAAGAAACTCTGATCTAGTTTGGTTAAATGATACTTGGATATATAAAGAATTACATCCATATGTTCATCAAGCTAATAGAAACGCAGGTTGGAATTTTGATTGGGAAAGATCGGAATCTTGTCAGTTTACAAAATACAAACACAATCAATACTACGATTGGCATTGTGATAGTTGGGATAAACCTTATGACAGAAAAGATCCTAACAATCCAGAGCACGGAAGAATTAGAAAACTATCTATGACTTGTCAGTTAACAGATGGATCAGAATACAAAGGTGGTGAGTTAGAATTTGATTTTAGAAATTATGATCCACA